TTCTTGGCATCGAGATTTGCAACATTGATGATCCACTCACCTTCAGGTTTAAACATTGTGCTGGGTTTCGTTATCCATGCAAACCATGCTTCGCCTGAGATCACACTATTTTTTGTAGCCATTCGTACTCTCCTTAAAAATTTGTTTAAAAATGTTGTTTAACAAGGTATTTAAAGTTTTATTTGCCATGACCCTCCTTTTCTAATTGTTGTCGAATTATAGCACATAGTAATTACTTAGTCAAGCACTTTATTATTACAACTCTCGCACATAGATTCTACCATGTCAGTCATTCCAGCATAACACCAAACACACAGTGTAAAAGGAATGATGCCGATGCAACCTTCGATGCCGCCTTCGTTCTCAAGATCTGCTGGACCCTGACAAATATTACAGGCTGACAATTTTAATGTGTCTCTGCCCATGTATTTCCTACTTTGTATTCACAATCGAGTGGACACTTCATCTTGAGTGTCTGTGTCGTTTCCTGCATAGCTTGCTTGGTTATCCATCCAAAGCTTTTTATATCTTGCTTTGCTACTTCAAATTGATATTCATCATGAACAGAAGCTACAAGCCTAGCATCTATACCTGACTTACGAATCCGTTCATCTATATGTACAAGCCATTGCTTACAGATAATTGCACCAGCCCCTTGAAGAAGGGTATTAAGGCTGGCATGAGGTGATCTGATATGTAGTTGCCTACCATCTAAACCTTTAACTGTACCAGACTTTGCTGCTTCAGTAATATTATCTCTTAATCTTTTTAAATTAGGCATATTTTTTAGGAAGTTACTAATTAAATACTGTCCTCTCTTGGCACCAGCCCCTACTACCTTACCTATTTTGGAAGGTCCAGCCCCATAAAGAAAGGCATAGATGAAAGTTTTTGCCTGATCTCTTGTCTCCAGCCCAGCAGCTTTCTGATTGGCGGTATGCACATCACCTGTCAGAACTTCACGGGTAAATCTTTTATCATCCATGTAATGAGCAAGACAACGTAACTCCAGACCACTGGCATCTGTACCTATCAAGACATGGGTATCTGGATTAGATACTGTCCATAGTTCCCGACACTCTTTACCGTAAGGGCTATAGATGGCTGGTACTTGAGCCATATTGGGACTGTGATGGGCCATCCTCCCTGTAATGGTACGTAAGGTTAGTACCCTGCCTCTGACCCTCTCATCCTCACCACATTCCTGTATCCAGGATTTAAGTAATCCGGTACGTTTCTGTAAAAGGAAATACCGACTGAACATCTTAGCTTCTTCCATATTTATTTTCTCAAGAATTTCTTCAGAGACTATGATACTTCCTTTATCAGTATAGTGTTTAGGCTTCCATCCTTTTTCCATGAGGCGTTCAGCTATTTGTTTTCGGCTTGCAATATTAAATGGGGTACTCTTGGGTATCTTTTTGACAGGTGAATAAGTAATAACAGGCTCAAACATCTCATCAGCTTTTCGTTCAAGCTCATGTTGTTCATCTTCCAGTTGAGAAAGAAACAGCATAGCCTTTCGTATGTTAAAAGCAAAACCGTTGTTTTGTTGCTGATCTACTATAGCTCTTACCTTTCTCTCCAGTTCATAAGACTGTGAAGAAAATCTTTTACCTTCTTCTTCCATAGTCTTGGCAAGTTTACCTGTCAATTCGACATCCTTCTTGCAGTATTCCAGCATCTCTGGAGTGTAGTATTTAAACTCTGTAAAGTTTCCCTTGGGGAATTGAAGTCTTTCTCCCCATGCTTCTAGAGAATGACCGCCGTCCCTTATAGGATTATATAACTGTGACTCGATAAGAGTATCCCTTACCTGAGATAATTTTATCTGAGAACCAGTTAATCTATTTAGTATCGGAGCATCAAAGCTAATACCATTATGCATTATGAACTGATCTATTTGTCTAGACCAATCCCCGAACTGTTGACACTCATCTCCGATCCAGATCTTTTCTTTATCTGAACCGTAAGAACGAGCAACAATGCAATGAATTATATTAGCATCAATGCCGTCTGTTTCTATATCAACTATTGCCTTTGTCATATGTCATGTCCACCTGGTAGGCTTGCTTTACAGGGATGTGAAAAAACAACTCGCCTTTCTTAACATATCTATTTGATGCTTCCTTGACTTCGCTTTCCAGAACTGTATCCCCATCTATGTGCCATGCCTTGCTACAATCATGATTAAAAACTATGAAAGTTAACAGACATTTTCGATGCTTGTCCTTCCATCTGTCCAGTAATCTTTTCTTTCTATAGGGAATACGTAACTCGTCCCATGTCTCAGGCCATTCATCCTTCCATGCATACTTTATTTCTACCTCATAAAGTTGTGCATCTCCCCCATCATCTGTCTTGACTGTCAAATCAAAGTACGTAGTCTCTTGTGAATTAACAGTACAGTGTGGCTGCGTATGCTCCAACCATCCAATCATATGTTTCTTGGCTGTCGTATCAGCTATGTCATATGTTGTTTTATTAAAGGGCTTCTTCATTATCATTCTCCATAAAAGGATTGTCTACTTGGGTCATTCTTCCAGTGTCTTTGTCATAATAAAGATAACAGGATACACCAGTGTCTCCGGTATATCTATTCTTAAGTATTCTTATTGTTGTAGTGTTAGCTTCATATGCATCCTCCGCTTGTTGATTGCGTTCCAAGGCAATGACAGAATCACTTAGATGAGCTATGCTTGCCGATCCCCTGAGATGTGAGAGAGATACTTCTCTGCCATCTTCATGACCTCGATCTCCTGCTGGCCTTCTGAGATGGCTGACAAGTATCAGGGCTATCCCTGTTTCTTCCACCAGAGATCTAAGTTTGGTCATAAGAATATCAATGGACTTACGTTCATCTCCATTGTCCTCCTGACCGGATACCAAGATGGATAAATGATCCAGAAATATCCACTTACAATCAAGTGCCTTTGCCATGTGCCTGACCCTATCAAGGATCTCATCATTGGATATAGATCCAAAGTGATCAAAGGCATAGAATCTTTTACTATCAATGGTTTTCTTTTGCCAATCTCTTAATTGTTTATCGGTGAATTGCTTTCGTATTTCCTTGATATAAAGTCTGGCGTTGGCTTCGACACTCATGATACTGAAGGCGGTGTTCCGAATACTTTCCTCCAAGGCCAATACACCTATCCCATCTTTGGTATTCATCATCAAATGGTACATCAGTTCACGTATGATAGAACTCTTACCCATCCCTGCACCGCTGGTAAAGGTGACAAGCTCTCCTGTACGTAGACCATAGGTCTTCTCATTCATCTTAGGCCAAGGATAAAGACATGTCTCGCAATCATATTCATCATAGAGAGACTCACCCAGATCAGCCAGATTTATAATACCTGCTGGAGTATAGGTCTTGGAATTCCACCAAGCTTGAGTAAACTTTTCTCTCTGACCTGCCTTCAGATATTCATTGGCATCTTTTAATTCCAGAGAAACAATCTTACATTTGTTAGGCTCAAAAATCTGTGCTACCTTTTGAGCAGCTTCCCTTCCAGGCTCATCGTTATCGAAGCAAAGAACAATCGTTTCAAACTTAGTCAGATAATCGAAAGCCTGTTTGCAATTTTCCAGAGCGGAGGCCGCACCATTTTTAATAGAAACAACAGGCCACTTTGATCCCATTAGTTCGTAAGCAGACATTGCATCTACTTCACCTTCACATACTGTAACGTACTTACCGGATTGATTAAAGATATTCTGTCCAAATAATCCAGCAACTCCCAGGTTACCTTCAGACCAGAACCTTTTGTTCTGCACATCCCTTACTTTGTTAGCAATGTAGTTACCATCCTTATCAAAGTATTGATAGATGTGCTGCGTGATAGTGTTTCCTGTCTTGTTTACCTGAGTATTATATTTCTTGGCTGTCTCCTTACTTATTTTTCTATCGGTGATAGCCTCGACTATACCCTTTGTTTTATTATATTCAAAACCAGAATGATTTTCAGACATTGGAACTACCTTGGTTTGTTGTGTCATGTCTTCTCCAAATCTTGTTTGACAACTAAAACAATACGAGTGTCCATCTTCATGTTGAACATTCGCCTTACTCGCCCCACACTCAGGACAAGTTCCTCTACTAGGCCATTGACTAGGCATAGCACTCTCCTATTATTTTTTTGTTGAAATACTTTTTACTATTTTGTAAGGAATATCCGGGTCGTATCCCAGATGTCGGCATAGGGTGTTACGATATTCAATCTGTTCTTCAGCCTCCTTCCTACTGTTATAAGAACCCACAACAATATCTCCTATTTCTTTTTTAAGAACGAGGTTCCATTCAGACATCTCTAAAAGATTCCTTCCAAAGATTTGTAACAAAGTCTTCTTTGTCCTCCATGATTTCATCGATCTCTTTTTTAGCAAGTTTCTTGGATTCTTTTTGTGTATATCCTTCATGGCTATACTGTCTTACCAAGTCTCTAAACAAATTGTTTCTTTCTTTTTGCCACAGATTTTTAGGCATCTAATTCCACCCATCTATTATTAGCTTCGACTTGTTTCAATATAGATATTTCTTTACGTAGTTGTTTAATTACTTTTTCTTTTTCTTCAACTTGTTTTCTTAAAACATCTATATTTTTATATAATATATTATTTATATTAGACATATAGTATACTCCTTTTATTCCCTCATGTCAATATAGAATACATGAGTCCCTATTTGTCCTAGTGATTTAAAGTTAGGATCGGAGGCCCAACCTGGGGTCACATAGCTGGCATGATAGTGAGTAGCACCTACAGTTTGCTTGGTTTGTATACCTTTGAGTGACATTTCTGCAACATTAATAGATTTAATTAGTCCTGCTATATCCGTAAACCTTTCCGGTCTACCATCACACCAGTAACTGAAGTGACATTTATCCCTGACAGGATTGTCTTTCCAATACTTACCTTGATGGACTACCTTACATATTGTATCAGGAAAGTTACTGCTTTCTTTTCTTGTTAGTATTACATTAGCTACACTCAGCATACCAATAAAACTTTCTGATCTGGCCTCATGGTAAAGAGCTTCAACCAAACAATCAAAATTATCTGCTTTAGCTGAAGCCATCATAACAATAAAGACCATAAATATAAGTAATAAAAATAATACTTTTTTCATTAATGAATCCTCACAATATGTATGTCTCTATTAAACCATAGATCAGTACCCATCCCTATCTTCATAAGAAATTCAGAGGCTTCTATCTTGGAATCAAATTGCTGCATACCTTTTCCTTTCGAGTCAGGCAATACCTCCATTGATTCCAGATCTCTTTCATCCTCAACATGTACTATAATATAGGACATATTATAATAACAACAATAACAATAGTGTTAAGATATCCATTTGCCCCTCCTATTCTACTTTTGTAAATAAATTGCCCAGGATTGAGCCGTCTTCTACTCTACTTTCCTTGTCTTCATATGATGCTCCACCTGTATTAGTTCGCTGGATATCATTATGATTTAACTCAGCCCAGTAAATCTCCAAAGCCTCTGTCTCTTGATGGGCTATGAACTTATGCATCTCTCCTGCTGGTACAATGGACATATTACCAGCAAACAGATGAGTGCTGTCACATAGACCATAGTCCTTCCATCTCTGGATCTCTAACTCACCCTT